TCCTTAAGCAGACTGATGAAGAGTTTAATGAGATAGAAAGTCAGATGGAGACTGAGATTGCAGAGGGTAAACTTGTTGATCCTGTAGAGATGCAGAAGCTTGAAGTTGCTCAAATGGAGATGTCTTTGATGCCTCCAGAACCTGATCCTGCGGAAGCAGGTATCAGTGATGCGGACTATAAAAAAGGAAACATCTAAATAGTTTTATATTAAATGTATAATTATGCCTACTGAAGTCGCTAGAGACATAGTAAATGCCCTATTTGCTGGACAGAAAGATCTGTCTGATTATGTTGTTCAGGGTATGAACGCAAAATCAGTTGAAGCAATTGATGCTAAGAAGCAAGAGATGGGAAAGGTTTTATTTAAACCACAGGAAGACGGTCCTGAAAACACCGAGCAACCTGCGGATGCAGAACCACCTGAAGCTTCAACAGAAACAGAAACCGAGGAACCTAAAGATGAAACTGATCAGGGAAGAGATTGAGACCGCCAAGGTAACAATCACTGAAGGTAAGAATGGTAAGAAAAACCATTTTATTGAAGGTGTATTCTTGCAAGGTGAGATCAAGAACCGTAATGGTCGGATGTATCCACTAGCTACCTTACAAAGAGAAGCTGCAAGTTACAATCAAAAGTATATTGAGAAAGGACGTGCACTAGGAGAATTGGGTCATCCCGATGGTCCTACTATCAACTTAGATAGAGTGTCACATCTTATCACCTCTCTTAAGCAAGAGGGTACTAATTATGTTGGCAAGGCAAGACTATTGGATACACCAATGGGTAACATTGCCAAGAATCTCATTGATGAGGGTGTCAAGTTGGGAGTTTCATCCCGTGGACTTGGTACTATAAGAGAAAGAGATGGTGTTAAAGTTGTCATGGATGACTTTATGCTCGCAACTGCTGCTGATATAGTTGCTGACCCTTCCGCACCTGATGCTTTTGTCAATGGAATCATGGAAGGTAAGGAGTGGATCTACAATAGTGGAGCAATTCAAGAGCAAACTGTGGAGCAGATTAAGAAACGAATCGATAATGCTGCACTAAATCAGATGGAAGAGGTAAAACTTTCCGCATTTAACCAGTATTTACAACAATTGTAATTACCTGGTTGTCTAAATAATAAAAGCAATCGCAATTTGTCGCAACGGAGACTACAATGTCAGAAGAGAATACTAAAACTCTGGATGAATCAAGTGTAACCGCAGGAGCAAAGCCAGCAGAACCCCAAGGTAAACTTGGAGCAGATGGTAGTAGTCTCGGTGGAGTACAAGATTTAGGTGGACCTACACCTTTCAATTCAAAACCAGATGACGATAGTAACAAGTATAAAACTATCGCTGGTGGAAATGCCCAAGCACCTACAACTAAACCATCTGATGCTTCCGCACAGAAGGCAGAGTTTAGTGACAAAGGTGATGTAAAAGCAGGACACGAGCCAGAAGGCGACGTGATTGCTGAAACACCTGCTGAAGAAAGCGTCATAGAAGTAGATTTATCTGCTGACGTTGCTGCACTTACTGAAGGTGAGAACCTATCAGAAGAATTCAAAGAGAAAGCAAAGACTATCTTTGAAGCTGCGGTAGTTTCTAAGCTAAACGAAGAGCTAGACCGAATGCATGAAGACTATGCAAAGGCACTAGACAAAGAAATTGAGACAGTTAAAACTGAACTCGCTGAGAAAGTTGACGACTATCTTACCTATGCTGTTGAATCTTGGATGAAGAAGAATTCTCTCCAAGTTGAAAGCGGTATTAAGGCAGAGATGGGAGAGCAAGTTCTTAACGGTCTTAAGCAAGTTTTCGTCGAGAATTACATTGAACTTCCCGACGAGAAAGTTGACCTAGTAGATGATCTACAAGGACAACTCAATAACATGGAGTCTAAACTCAACGAATCAATTGAATCAAACGTTGACTTGTCTAAGCAAGTGGGCGGCTATATTAAGAATGGGATTGTGACAGAGATTGCAGAGGGCTTAAGTCTCTCTCAAAAGGAGAAACTTGTTTCTCTCGCAGAAGCTGTTGAGTTTGAAAATGAAGATGCTTTTAAAGCAAAAGTATCTACTTTACGTGAATCATATTTTTCTACAAAGCCTGAGGCGACTACGGTCACTGAGGATGTCCAAGTAGAAAACGCACCTGAAGCAGGTAGTTCTATGGATGCATATTCACAGGCTATTGCTAGATGGGCAAAAAAATAACATATCCACATTCAAAAAAATTCGGAGTTAGTTAACTAATGTTTAACGCAGAATCACTCCAAGAGAAGTGGAACCCTATTCTTGAGCACTCTGAGCTCGATCCTATTAAGGATACCTATAGAAAAGCGGTTACCTCAGTCCTCTTGGAAAACCAAGAAAAATTTCTTAAAGAAGAACGTGGTCTCGTAACTGAGGCAGCACCAACCAACAGTTTGGGTGGTACAGGTTATTCTGGTGGTAGTACCGCTACAGGTCCTGTTGCAGGTTTCGACCCAGTTCTTATTTCACTTATTCGTCGTAGTATGCCTAAGCTTATTGCTTATGACATATGCGGAGTTCAACCAATGACAGGTCCTACTGGACTTATCTTTGCGATGAGATCCACGAAGGGTACAAACAGAGACATCAACAACAGTGGAGTTGAAACATTCTTCAACGAAGTTGATACAGAGCATTCATCTGAAAACAGTGCTAATGGTTTAGCATCTAACACTCAGACTGGATCAAACCCAGGTTTACTTGCAGACGCTGCTGGTAACTACACCATCGGTGGTCAGGGTATGACTACTGCTCAGTCTGAAGCATTAGGCGACGGTGCATCTAACCACTTCAACGAGATGGGATTCTCGATTGAGAAGGTTACTGTTACTGCTAAGTCACGTGCTTTGAAAGCTGAGTACAGTTTAGAGCTTGCTCAAGACCTTAAGGCTGTGCATGGATTGGACGCTGAGTCTGAGCTTGCAAACATCCTATCAACAGAAGTCCTTGCTGAAATCAACAGGGAAGTTGTTAGAACTGTTTACAAGATCGCTAGACCTGGTGCTCAAAACAATACAGCTACTGCTGGTACTTTCGACCTTGACGTTGATAGTAATGGTAGATGGTCAGTTGAGAAATTCAAAGGATTACTCTTCCAGATCGAAAGAGATATGAATGCCATCGGGCATGAAACTCGTCGTGGGAAGGGCAACATTCTCATCTGCTCTGCTGATGTAGCATCTGCTCTCTCAATGGCTGGAGTCCTTGACTATTCATCAGGCATCAACGGTGCTGTAGGTGGACTAGGAAATGTTGATGACAACTCATCTACTCTAGTTGGAACTCTTAACGGAAGAATCAAGGTCTATGTTGACCCTTATTCTGCAAACGTAAGTGACAATCACTTCTATGTTTCTGGATACAAAGGATCATCTGCATATGACGCAGGATTATTCTACTGTCCTTACGTGCCTCTACAAATGGTCAGAGCCGTAGGTCAGGACACCTTCCAACCAAAAATCGGGTTTAAAACTCGTTACGGAATGGTTGCTAACCCATTTGCTGAAGGTCTTACACAAGGTGTAGGTGCTCTCACAGCTAATGCTAACCGCTACTACAGAAGGGTCAAGGTAACAAACCTAATGTAAATCGTATCACGATATACACACCAAGAGACCCTTCGGGGTCTCTTTTTTTATGCTAGTATACCTAAATAATTCTGTAGAATAGGTATAGCCATGAACGGTAGGCTGACTAAAGTTGACATGACTTCTAAACTCATGCAACTTAAGAGAGAGTTACACTATAAGTGTGAGATAGGGGAGAAAGGTAAGTGGGAATGTATTGGTGCAGACCTTTATCTAAACAAGGCACTGGACGTACTAGACGAATATTACATGTAATGCTACAATGGACATATGACAGAAGAGATGATCAGACAGATCACCTACACAAAGGAGGAGGTCGATAAAATGATTGCTCACGCAGTCGAGATTGCAGTTGCTGAAGCAAGAGCAATTGATGAAGCATCGATGCGTAAGCACAATAGAGAAGCAACTATCATATCAATGATACTTGGATTCACAGCACTTGCACTATTTGTAGATGGATTACTTCGCATACTTGGTATCGTTCCACCATTCGCAGGTATTGATGTTGATATCATTGATCAGATTGTAGAGAGGGTAGAGCAAGATGTTATACCACAGGTTGAGAAGTATAAGGCATATATACCACGGATATAAATATGTTAAGCAAGGACTATAGACTCAGACTGTCTGTTATAGCCTGCAAGACTCGTCTTGATAGGGAAGTTAGTCTAGAAGATAGGATTTGGGCTCTTAAATTAGTAGAGCATAACAAACATGCCAGAGGAATCTGGGAAAGAATGACATGACTACTTGGAATAAACAAATAGAGAATAGAAACTTCTTATCTCCGATAGGATTTAAGTTTAGTCTTGCCAAGTTTCCTAAGATCTCTTACTTCTGTCAGACTGCTAACATACCTAGTATGAATCTAGGTATTCAGGAGCAACCTACACCATTCAGATCACTACCATTAGAAGGATTCATAGAATATGATCCTCTAACATTATCATTCTTGGTAGATGAAGACTTAGAAAATTATTTGATATTACATAACTGGATACGTGCACTAGGTACTCCTGATGATACTCTTGAAAGGAGAGACTATAAGTTAAAGATGCAGCAGATATATGGTAAGGATAATGGTAATGACATGTATGCTGATGGTACCCTGATGGTATTAAACAGTAACTTTCAACACAATTTTGACGTAGTGTTTGAAGACCTTATGCCTATAGGGTTGAATGCATTGGAGTTTAATGCTACAGTAGATGGTACTGAGTACGCTATGGCATCGGTATCATTCAGATACCTTGCATTCCAGATCAGATCTAAGGAAAATACCAAACGTAATAAACAACTTGACTAACGGCTATACTAAAGAGATGATCAAGGAGATGCTAGGCACTGCTTGGTTGGACAAAGATAATATGCCTGAGACTGGCAATCAATTAAGAAGAAGAAAGGGTAATGAGATGAGAGCAGGGTTAAGACCTTACCCTAAGTATCCATCAAAGGAGTCAAGGATAGCAGACACTTCAGGTATGTTTGATGATGATGGAAATTATGTTTACCCTGAAGGTAGTGGATTTAATTGGGTGGAGAGAGTAGATCCTGATGGTAAAGGATATCTTC